GTGCGCACCAAGAAACAGAACAGATGGGAGTTAGAGAGCGAACTCCTTACCATACACTCTATGATAGAGTGCCTCAGGATCAGTTGGTGGCTGTTCCCCCCTGATCACCCCGTTTACCAAACTATCCTCGAAACCTACGGACGCGGGTTTGTTCCCGTTTCTGCGCCACGAAAAGGATGCTTCCTCCCGCAACAATCGTTCACCCGCTTGCCCTGCGCCGGTTAAAACTTCATGTGCGGTCATCTTCTCGCCTAGTCGTAGACGATCCCCATCTTGTACATATCGTACCTCAGTCACGAACAACGGGTTAAAGTTAAGATTGGATAATTTCGAGATCGCTTGCACAATGTATGCATACTGATTCCAATCCTGGGGCTTCTCTTTCAGTCTCTCCAGACTAAGAAGACTTCCCAAGACGCGATAGGCACTAGCCATTCCCCCAGGTCGATTCACTGCGTGGAGTCTTTTGAGGAAATGAAGATAGTCCGGGACTACAAACTGTTTATCTGGATTGGCTTGCATTCCAAATGCTGCATACGATGCTGATATCTTTTGTGGCTCGATACCTGGTCCATCGCACACAAAATCATCCCCTAGCACGGAGAATGATTCCAATTCATACAGGCCAGAGTGATGGCCATACATAAGCATGACCATATTACAACATGTTCCCAACATATTTGTGGAAAACGAGCCCGACTTCATTGAAGAAGCTTTAGGCGGAAAGATCTCAAAAGGAAGCACAGCTCCCATACGATAGATCATCCGTCTACAGGCGTTGTACACGTACCTCTGTTCGGTACCTCTGAACCATGTAGATATTGCATAGGATACACGATCTAAAAGCCACGGAGGCACAGTAGCATCGAAGTTGCTTATATCGCCAGATAATACTGCACGATTAGCAGATTTAGCGTGTAGAAGTATACGCTGCATCTCGGTATCAATCACACTCTGGTCGTGATAAGCGGCGAGTATCAAATTGACACCTGCTGGGGACTTTACTGCCCGCATTGCTTCAATGTACGGTACTGTTATGCGCTTGCCATAGATAGCCTCTTCTTTGCCAGGCGCTAATATATACCTTCGAGACTTAGGTGCATAGGGCTTAGGGCCTTTCTGTACCAATCGTTGACCTACCATAGCATAACAATCCGGTAATTCAGAGAGATCTTCTGCTTGGTAGAGAATGGGTTCCAATTGCTTAACCCGTTCTAGAATCCAGTCAGTCGCCTCCTTCACCTCTAAGGCTTTATATTTCATACCAGGCGTGTACCACCACGGATGGATAAGAAAAGGAAAACCAGAGTTAGTGTTGGTTAGCATACCGTCCTCGCCGTCGCCAGTACCATGTATGGCCTGGTCACGGGATATCAGTGCAAGAGATTGTTCCGGAATCAAAGCCTGAAACTGCTCCACAGCGGCATCAAAAGCTTTAATATTAAGCGCAGACAATATGGGTTTGTCAGCGTAGATGGCAGATATTTTATCACTTCCATCAACCGTGCAAGGTAGGCACATCGACTGAGGGCCGATATTACCTCTTTCCGACTTCTCTACTTCGCGTAGCACAACACCAAGTGATCCCAGTTTTCCCCATGTGCCGGCGACGAGGCCATCGAACCTTGTAACAATCTCACTCCTCGACCGAAGATGCGTTGCGCCCTTAACATGCGTGCTGAAGAAAGGGGTTCGCAAATCTGTCGTAGAGCCTTGCATCAACCTAGAAGCCCACATGCGATACCTGTTAATAGCACCGTGTGTTGCCAGAAGTCCGCGTCGAATTAGCGTATCGAGCACCCTTCTTGGTTGACTGTCCGCAAGCGGATCATTTCTTTTCTGCGATTTTCGACGTACCGGGCGCAGATCACTGCCGGATTTGGGAAGCATGTTTCACCTCCTAATGAAACGAGAATTCTCA